CTATCTTAAAACATTGCAATCCCGACATAACGGGGTTGCATTATTATCTATTTTAATTTATACTAATATATGTAAAACTATCTTCAATGCAATTAAAGGAGATAGTGCATGTTTAAAAAGTTTATTAAGTTTATGCAAACAAGTCAAGAACGTAAAGTAGCTTTGTGGCAGTTAGAGAATATGACTGACATGCAGCTAAAAGATATAGGAGTAACTCGTGGCCAAATCTACAGGAAAGTCTACGGTTAATAAAGCTGGTAACTACACTCAACCAGGAAAACGTAAACGTATATTTAGCAGAATTAAATCTGGAACTAAAGGTGGAGGTGCAGGTCAGTGGTCTGCACGTAAAGCCCAGATGTTAGCTAAGGCTTATAAAGCCGCAGGTGGAGGATACAAATCATGATAAGATATTTTAAAAGGTTATGGTGTGCACTATTAAATAGAAAATGCCATGATGAATGTGATTGCTGTTAAATGGCACTTGCAAAGTCACAAAAAAGTTTAAAATCATGGACAAAACAAAAGTGGCGTACTAAGAGTGGCAAGCCTAGTGCTAAAACTGGTGAGCGTTATTTACCTACTTCGGCTATTAAGTCTCTTAGCAGCAGTGAGTATGCCGCTACAACCAGAGCTAAAAGAAAAGGCAAGGCGGCAGGTAAGCAGCATGTACCTCAGCCTAAAGGTATTGCAAAGAAAACCCGATCCCACAGGAAAGTAACATGAACATTAACACGAGTTACAATTACGATAGAGTTGTACCTGACTGGCCTAGCTCTAAATGTGAAAGAGTAGAAGAAACTAAAAAAACAGCAGAAGCTAAAGTAGAAAAGATTAGAAACGATACTGCATATACTTATCACCCTGTTAATAAACCACACAGACAGGGTGAAGTAGTAGACTTCGTAATAGCTTAAGGAATAATATGGCACGTAATCTTACAGAGAAACAACAGAAGTTCTTAGAGGTTTTGTTTGATGGAGCTGAAGGTAATCTAGCAAAAGCTAAAAAACTTGCTGGTTATGCTGAAGGTGTTAGTACAAAACAAGTTGTAGACCCCATTGCAGAACATATTGCAGATATAACTAAAAGATTTATAGCAACTTCTACAACAAAAGCTGCTTACTCTATGTTTGAAGTTATGAATAATCCTACTGATCTTGGTAATAAAGAAAAAATGGTAGCAGCAAAAGACCTTTTAGATAGAGGGGGTTTTGCTAAAACTGAAAAAGTAGAAGTATCTGCAGCAAATCCACTATTTATTTTACCAGAAAAAGTAGATGAGAGTTGACAGAACTTGGAAGCTACCTAGACCTGTAAAAGAAGGTGGTGAGTATAATTGGAAAACTGTAGTAAGAGTTGGTAGGCATATACCTTTTGGCTATAGACAAGACCCAGAAGACTGTGATATACTACTACCAATACCAATAGAGCTAGAGCTTATAGAAAAAGCAAAGAAACACGTTAAGAAGTATAGCTACAGAGAAGTAGCTGCGTGGCTTAGTACACAGTCTGGAAGACCTATATCTCATGTAGGTTTATTTAAGAGGTTAAAGATTGAGCGAAAACGTAAGGCAGCAGCTTCAAATCAACGCTACATTGCCCAAAGATACAAAGAAGCGTATAAGAAAGCGCAAAGGTACGAAGGTCGCCAGCTCGGAGTTAAAGAAGCCTCCAGTTACGGACTTTAAAGAAGAATTTGTAGAAGACTACCAAGAGATTATCTTTGAGCCTAATGTAGGTCCACAGACAGCTTTTCTAGCAGCTACAGAACAAGAAGTATTATATGGAGGTGCTGCAGGTGGAGGTAAATCGTATGCAATGGTGGCAGACCCAGTTCGGTACTTTGGCAACCCAAATGCACGAATGTTGTTGGTTCGTCGTAGTACAGAAGAGTTACGTGAACTTATTTCTGTAAGTAAGATGCTTTATCCCAAAGCTATTCCTGGGATTAAGTTTATGGAGAGAGATAAGACTTGGGTAGCTCCATCAGGTGCAACACTCTGGATGAGTTACCTTGATCGTGAAGATGATGTTATGAGATATCAAGGACAAGCCTTTAACTGGATTGGCTTTGACGAACTTACACAGTGGCCTAGTCCCTATGCATGGAACTATATGAGATCACGTCTTCGTTCAACTAGAGCCTCTGGATTACCTCTCTACATGAGAGCTACAAGTAACCCAGGTGGGCCTGGACATCAGTGGGTCAAGAAGACCTTTGTAGACCCCCAGACACCCAATAAACCTTTTTGGGCCACTGATGAAAACGGAGAAGAAATAACTTGGCCTAAAGGTCATACACGAGAGGGTGAGCCTCTCTTTAGACGTAAGTTTATACCAGCAACACTATTTGATAATCCTTACCTTTCTGATGATGGTCTGTACGAAGCTAATCTTTTATCTTTGCCTGAGCACCAACGTAGACAGTTACTTGAGGGAGACTGGGATATTAATGAGGGAGCAGCCTTCCCTGAGTTTAACCGTAAAATTCATGTGGTAGAACCCTTTGATATACCTAGAAGTTGGGTAAGATTTAGAGCTTGTGACTATGGATATGGTTCTCATACAGGAGTAGTTTGGTTTACTATAACTCCCTCAGAACAACTAATAGTCTATAGAGAAATGTATGTAACTAAAGTAACTGCTACAGACTTAGCAGACTTAATCTTAGAAGCAGAAGAGGGTGATAGGATACGTTATGGGGTACTTGACTCTTCTTTATGGCATAACCGTGGAGATACTGGACCTAGCCTAGCAGAACAAATGATAATAAAGGGTTGTCGTTGGAGACCTTCAGATAGATCAAAAGGTTCTAGAATAGCAGGTAAAAACGAAATACACAGAAGATTACAGGTAGATGAGTTTACAGAAGAACCTAGACTAGTAGTTTTTGATACTTGTACTAATCTTGTCTCTCAGCTTCCAGCTCTACCACTAAGCAAGAATAACCCAGAAGATGTAGATACACATGCAGAAGATCACTTGTACGATGCACTACGTTATGGTGTTATGACTAGACCAAGAAGTAGCTTATTTGATTTTGATCCAGCAACTCAAAGAACTGGCTTTCAAGCATCAGACCCTACATTTGGATATTAAGTATGCAAACAACTTGTTTAAAATGTGAAATAATTTATGACCTTAAAAAATATGAATCTTGCCCTAAATGTCAACAAGAGAATGATTTTAATAATGGACCTTGGAAGGTAAAATAATGGAAGAAGACTTTGAAGATATGATCATGGATATGGAAGAGACTTCTTCTATTGAAGATGTGGCAAAAGAAGAATACTCCGATCCTGCAGCAGGACAAATTGTAAGTTTTGTAAGAGAGAAATACTCCAAGGCTGAAACATCAAGGCGCATGGATGAAGAACGTTGGGTACAAGCTTACAGAAACTACCGTGGTCTTTATGGTCCTGATGTACAGTTTACCTCTACAGAAAAATCTCGTATCTTTGTTAAAGTAACTAAGACTAAAGTATTAGCTGCTTATGGTCAGATTGCTGAAGTCTTATTTGGTGGTAATAGATTTCCTATTACTATTGATCCAACAACTTTACCAGACAATATCTCAGACACAGTAAACTTTGAGTCTAATGCAGATATTACAAAAGCAAAAGAAAATACTAATGAATTAAATGCTGGTGAAACTTTCCCTGAGTATATGGAAAGACTCGGAGGTTTAGAAAAAGATTTAGAACCTGTATCTGATAAACTAGCAGAGGGGCCAGGAAAAACACCTAGCTCTGTGCAAATACACCCTGCAGAAGTTGCAGCTAAGAAAATGGAAAAGAAGATACATGATCAACTAGAAGAGTCTCATGCTAAGAAACATTTACGTGCAGCCGCATTTGAGACTGCTTTATTTGGTACTGGTGTTATGAAAGGTCCATTTGCTGTAGACAAAGAGTATCCTAATTGGGATGATGAAGGTACATACAGTCCAGTATTTAAAACTGTACCTCAGACAACCTCTGTGTCTGTGTGGAACTTTTATCCTGATCCAGATGCAGCTACAATGGAAGAAGCTGAGTATATTATTGAACGTCATAAGATGTCACGTTCACAACTACGTGGATTAAAGAATCGTCCTTACTTCCGTAAGAATGCTATTGACAACACTTTAAGTCTTGGTGAGTCCTATCAGAAAGAATGGTGGGAACACATTATGGAGGATGACTCAGAAGAATATAGTGTAGATCGTTTTGAGGTTCTTGAGTTCTGGGGATTTGTTGATAGAGATGTACTAGAAGATCAAGAGATAGATATACCTAAAGAGTTAGAAGATGCAGAGCAGCTAAGTGTCAATGCTTGGATTTGTAATGGTCAGGTATTACGTCTTGTAATGAACCCATTTACTCCTGCATACATTCCTTACTTTGCATCTCCCTTTGAGATGAACCCTTATAGTATATTTGGTGTGGGCATTGCAGAAAACATGGATGATACCCAGACACTCATGAATGGGTTTATGAGGATGGCTGTAGATAATGCTGCACTGTCAGGTAATTTATTAATTGAAGTTGATGAGACTAATCTAGTTCCAGGCCAAGACCTGTCTGTGTATCCTGGAAAAGTCTTCCGTAGGCAAGGTGGTGCACCTGGACAAGCAATCTTTGGAACTAAGTTCCCCAACGTAAGTAATGAGAACATGCAGATGTTCGACAAAGCAAGGGTATTATCAGATGAATCAACTGGATTTCCATCTTTCGCACATGGTCAAACAGGCGTATCAGGGGTGGGCCGTACTGCTTCTGGTATTTCTATGCTCATGTCTGCTGCTAACGGTAGCATACGTAATGTAATTAAAAACATTGATGACTATCTACTAGCACCACTAGGCAAAGCTTTCTTTAACTTTAATATGCAGTTTGATTATGACACTGAGATTAAGGGTGATCTAGAAGTTAAGGCTCGTGGTACAGAAAGTCTAATGGCTAATGAGGTACGTAGTCAGAGATTGATGCAGTTCTTACAAGTTGTACAGAACCCTGCACTAGCACCTTTTGCTAGGATGGATTATATTGTTCGTGAGATTGCTAAGTCTATGGACCTTGATCCAGACAAGGTTGGTAACAACATGGCACAGGCTGCAGTACAAGCAGAGATACTTAAGAAGTTCCAACAAGAGAATCCACCTCCAGCTCCACCTCCAGGTGCTCCACCAGTACAAGGGCCACAGGGAGCACCTGCTGGCGCACAGGTGCAGGATACACAAGGTAGTGGGGGTGGAACCATTGGAACTGGTACAGCTCCTCAGCCAGGAGAACAGGGCTTCTCAGCTAATACTAACGAACAACCGATGCAATGAAGCTAATAGTGAATAATACTATTAAACCTTTTGTTAATAACCCAGAGTTATACAATCCGTTTCTTGAAGAAGTTCTTAACAGGATTAGTAACACTCAACGTAGGCTAGAACAAATTGGTGATGTTGAAGAGATGTATCGTGCTCAGGGAGAGATACGTGCTCTTAGAAGTATGCTTAGATTAAGGGAAGACGTGAATGGCTAATGAACTACCTACTAATGTCTATGGTCAACAGGCTGATCCTCTATTACCAAATGCTTTTGACTTTCCTGGTGAGTCTCAGAGTCAAGACCTTTTTCAACAGATTTTAAAAACACAAGAAAGTCAACAAACGTTTGATCCATTAAATGTAAAAGAATCTTTTAATGAAGTTAAGGATAGATTTTTTAGTGCAGGTAAACTTGATTTTATAGATGAAGATGACCCTGCACTTTTTACTGCGTATAAAAGGTCTATGGATTATCTTATGGATATGGGACTTGCAGGACTAGGTACGGCAGACACTGCTATAAAACTTGCAGTTACTGCTGTAGCTCAACCTTTAAGATTAATCTCAGATGAAAATGCAGAACGTTTCTCTAGAGATACAATGGGTTTAATAGAGTATGCTGGTAGTCGTATTGGTGGAAGAAACTTAACCGAGATAGATGATGCATTAGAGTCTGGTATAAAAGGATTAAATAGAGCTTATCAAATTGCTAATCAAAAAGATTCAATGCCCACTACGTTTAGTTTTAGTGGTAATCTTTTACCAACTTATAGAGATAGAGATACATTATTTTACGAATATCCAGATAAAGGTTCTGCACCAGAAGGTAATCCTACAATATTATCTGCATCAAAGACAGAGTTTAGAGACCCTTTTAACGAAGCATTATCTACTATAGATATACCACAAAAAGGTATTTTAGGTGAAGACCTCTTAAGACAATTAAAAAAAATGCCTGAGATGACTCCTGAATTAATACCTGAAAGTATAGAACTAAATAAAAAATATACTTTAAATGATTTATTTGATTTAAGTAAACGTAAATTTGAAGGTCTTTATGCTAATGAAAGATTTAGAGGTACACAAAGACAATCTGGATTTTACGGTCAAGATATTACACTTAGTATGGGTGATGATCAAGCAGTGTTAGGAGGGGAGCTTGGTTATTTTGAAACAAAAATAAACTTTATACCTGAAAAAGATAAAGAGTTTTCAAGAGTAGATACTGCAGGAGTTTATGATACAAACACTATTGCTCATGTAAGAGGTAGTTTATATCAACATTATGTAAGAGATCAAGAATCACTTAAAGATACTTTTTTTCAAAAATTCTTTGCTAGTCCTAATAATCCTTTACCTGACACTAGTAGATTTGACTCTATAATATTTCCTTTTCATAGGCATAACCGTGGAGATACTGGACCTGGTAAAGGCATGTACATTCTTGCAGAAGAGATACAATCTAAGATGTTAAATCCTAATTATGGAGGAATAAAAACACCATTCAAAGACGCAAAAGGTAATGTTGTTCGTAGTGAAGATGAACTTTTTAATAATATGTTTAATATACCAGTGCTAGAAGATGCTGGAGTTTTTAAAGTTGATGATTTAAATAAAGATTTTTCTAGTGTTAAAACTACATTATTTGACGGTGATTTAAGAAACAAAGGTTTTTATACTGATGCAATGGTTATGCCTACTGCTCCACCTGGGTTTCTTCTTAAGAATGTAACTGTACCAGATAATTTTAACAGTGAAGTTAAAACACTTATAAAAGGTACGTTAGATTTTCAAAAAGAAATAGAAAAACTGTCTGATGTTCGTAGTAGGTATACATTTTTTAATTCTCAAACAATGAATGAACAAAAAAGAGATATTCTTAATCTGGTAAAAAAATATGCTCCTAAAAATGATCCTGATCTTAAAGGTTTTATAGATGTTGATAATGGGCTTAGTCTTGAGAGAATTTTAGATCAAGCAATAATAGCTGGTGAGACTAATTTATTTAATACTAGACAGGCTTATGCAGATCAACGTCCAACTCCTCTTTATAAATACTTAACTGAAAGATTAACAGATGAATATGTAAGAAATACAATTACTGATATACCAGAATTTTCTTACCTTAAAAGTTTAGACAAAATTGAAGATTCTGAAGTAATGGATACAGTTGATTTACCTGAGTTTGTAGATGATGATGGTTTTGCAATAGAAGATTTTGTAGATGATATAGATTTAACAACAGATGAATTTGATGATTTTTTAGAGACTTATGTAGATCAGGGTAAAAAACCTAGTGTTGCTTTTGCAGAAGAGTATGGAAGAGATATGTTGGGTGTTGTATATCAACAAATGTTAAGTGAATTTTTAAGTTCAACTTTTAAGGCTGACAGACTTGATCTAAATCAACTAGAAGACCGACTTTTTGATTTAGATGAACGTTATGAAAAACTTATGAAAGATAAATTTGGGTCTGTAGAAGTTGCTGAACAAATGGATATAAACTATAGAGAAAAAAGAAATAACTTAAAAGATATATTTAATTTTTATAGGTCTAGTTACAAACATAATTATTCAAGATATTCAGAAGGTAAAAAATATGTGTCAAGTCCAATATCTAACAATCAAGATATTTCAGATCAAGCACTAAAAGTTCTTATACAAAAAGCTGAAGCTTCTGGTGCTAAATTTATAGTCCTTCCTTCTGTTAGTGGACAAATATTATCAAGAAGCACTAGGGACTCAGATGCCTTAGCAGAGGGAATTAAAAAGTTAAAGCTTAGTATTAAGCAGAATCAAGAACAATTAAATGCCCCTGAATATTCTGACGAAACAGCTAATGCAGCAGCTCTTAGAGAGATGTCGCATTACAGATATTTAAAACAACTAAATAAAGATTACAAAGAAAAATTATCTGAATTAGAAGGTTCTCAGTTTTATAGGTTATATACACAAGCTGTAAATAACTCTGTAGCAGACTTAGAGAGAAATTATCCTGTAACAGTACACAGAGATGTACCACTACCTTATAGAACAGATACTGCAAATAGACAAGTAGCTAATCCCGAGAACTTAAATGGTACAGTTATAGATGTAGAAAGACTTATTGAAGACTTTGATGTAGAGAGTCCTAGATTTGGTGGAACAATAATGACTGCAGCATCAGATGCACAGGAGTTAGGTTTTACTAAACCTGTATTTCACTACACTATGGCTAAAGGGGGTCAATTTGAAGATGATATGATTAATCCTGAATTTAATGTTAAAACAAATGAATTTGGTTATGCTTATAGAGGAGACCCTTTTGATCAACTAGGTGTGCATGTAGGAACTTTAAAAGCTGCACAGGATAGAGGTATGTCTCAGATGCAACAATTATTAGAAGGTTATGGTTACTATGGAACACCTGACTTTAATGATAAAGACGAAGTTGCAGCTCTAGGTAGGTTTATGGTACAAAAGAAAACCGAAGGTATTGACATTGAACTTGGTTCTGTAGTGCCATTAATGGCTGATCTTAGTAAACCTCTACAAGGAGAAGCATTAGGTTTAGGGTATACTGACATTAGAACTGTATTAGATAGAGATGGTAAACCACGTCTTAATAAAGCTGGTGAAGAAATAACTCAAAAGAAATTTGTACCTGCAAGTGAAAATCAAGTTAGAGATTTTATAAATAAAAAAATAGAAGAGTTTAAAGAAAAAAATCTAGATTCTGCATATTCACCAGATGTTGATAAAACTTCTATAGCTTTTAGAGATACATATGCAGAAGAAAAATCAAAAGATTTAACTCAACGTGAAATAGTGGAATTAATAGCTGAAGATTTAGGAAAACAAGGTTATACACATATACCTTATACCAATGAAATAGAAGATGTAAATAGTACAAGTATGATAATGTTGACTAATAGACCAGATAAAAAAGCAGTATTACGTAGTAAGTTTGCAAAGTTTAGTCCTAGAGATCAGATGTCTGAGGAACTAGGAAAATACCAAGGAGGTTTAATTTAAGATGAATAAACAAATGGAAATGTCTTTTATGAGAAAAGGTGGCCTAAAAGATGATGGGCTTAATGAAGACCCTGTATCTGGTAACAAAGTACCTTCTGGTTCTATGGCTAAAGAAGTAAGAGATGATATACCTGCAATGCTTTCTGAGGGAGAGTATGTAGTACCTGCAGATGTGCTTAGGTTCTATGGAGTAAACTTTTTTGAAGATTTACGAAATAAAGCTAAATCAGGCTTGACCAATATGGAAAAGAATGGTAGAATAGGTGGTACTCCATTATCACAAGAAGATATCTCTCGTAATATGCAACAGAGTATGCAACCTCCTTCACAACCAATGCCTCCTGTGCCACCTCAACCAATGGCTGAGGGTGGAACTAGTGGTATAACAGAATCACCACGTCCTAGAAAAGACCCTTTTAGAACTACACCATTATTACGTCCTAGAAAAGACCCTTTTAGACCTACTCCAGAAGAAGAAGAAGGTCTTCGTAGAATGGATGCAAATCCTAAGTCTAGAGAAGATATAGAAGAACCTAGAGCCACTATAAAAACCTACGAGTTTGATGGTAAACAACAAAATGCTATTGTTTTTAAAGATGGTGAAATTATGCTTGCAGATGAAGTATTAAGAAGATTTCGAGATTCTGTCTCTGCATCTGAACCAATTGTTGGTAAAGAAACCAGTAGGATAATTGATCAATATTTAGGCGAAGTTAATCCAACTAAGGAAGAATTTATAAAATATTTTTTTGAGCAACGTAGACTTGCAAATGGTGGTGTTATAGGTGCAAGTAATGGACCAGACATGGGTACATATACATCTGGTTATAATCCTGCAACAGCTAGGTATGCTATGTTTCAAGGTACTTCATCCCAACAACAAGCTCAAGCTGCTGCTGAAGAAGCTGCTGCTGAAGAAGCTGCTGTTGGAGAGGAGATAACTTACTCTAGGATTCATTATAATAGTAAAGGACAGTTTATTACTATTCAATATGTTGGAACTGATGATGAGACTGCCATACCTGCAGAAGGTCAAAATCAACAACTTAAGGATTATCCATTAACTGAGGATGAATGGAAAGCTTTACAAAAAGAAATGGCAAATAGTGGAGATGGTGATGGAGGTGGTACTGATCCTGACTCAGTTGCAGCAGGTTCTTCTACAGAATGGATGAAAGGTATTGATTTTAATTCTTCGGCTTCTGTAAAAGAGTGGGCAGAGGATGCACTTGGTATGTCTGCTGGAGCTAAAAAACTTGCTGGGATGGGAGGTATCTTAGGTGCAATACCACAAGGTATACAAGCTAATGATATTGCTAAAGTCAGGGGATTAGCTGATCTTTATGCTCAAAGTAACCCTGAATTTTCTGCAGAGTTAGACAGTATGGCTAATGATGCTGTAAAAAATAGTGGCTCTCTTCTTATTTCTGCATTTGATAAATTAGGGCTTATGACTGGAAAAGGTTATGCTGGAAATGAAGAACTTGGTAAACGTATTCAATTTGGGCAAGAAACTCAAGCTGAAACTAAAAAAATATTAGGTAGTAGTGGTGGTTCTGGTTCAGATGATCCTACAATTACAGAAACAGCTATAAGTGATGAAGAAGCAAGAAGGATTGCTTCTGATGATCCTAGAAACCCTGATCCAGTATTTGGAGGAACTAGGTATGACTTTACACAAAGAGATGCATCAGGAAAAATAATAGATGATGATGAAGATGATTCAGTTTTTGATGATATTGATTCTCAGTTTAAAGCTGCTGGGGTAGGTCAAAATAAAGGTGGACTAGCCACTAAAAGAAAAACTAAAAACAAAAGTCCTAAAAAGACAGGGCTTGCAGGTAAACGATAAGGCTACTCAGCTACGGCTGACCCCAACATAAGGAGAATAAGAATGCCTGAACTAGCAGAAGTACAAACACCAAAGACTGCAGGATTTGTAGACCGAGGTTATAACTACGAACGTAAACGTAAAAAACTTGAGGATGAAGAAGAGGAGATTAAACGTCTTGAAGCTGAACAATCAGGAGAACCAGAAGAGCAAGAAAAAGTTACTCAAGAAGCAGAGACCGATACAGAAGATGAAGAAAAAACGTTATCTGCGGAAGAAAGAAGCTTTAAAAAACGATATGGTGATCTAAGGCGACACATCCAAAAGAAAGAAAAAGAGTGGGAGGAAAAATTAGAAACTCTACAAAAACGTTCTGTACGAGAGGGCATTATACCACCCAAGTCTGATGAAGATATTGAGAAGTGGGCTAAAGAGTATCCTGATGTAGCTGGTATAGTAGAAACTATTGCTGCTAAAAAAGCACAGGAGATGTTTAACAAAGCCGATATAAAACTTCAAGAGATTGATGATGCCAGAACAGAGGCACAACGAATTAAGGCAGAAAACTCTATTCGTAAATCTCACGAAGATTTTGATACATTAAGGGATTCAGATGAATTTCATGACTGGGCAGATGAACAACCTAAGTGGGTTAAAGATGCACTATATGAGAACTCAGATGACCCAGCTTCTGTAGTACGTGTTATTGATCTTTATAAAATAGATAATGGTCTAACAAGTAACGATAAGAAGACTAGACGTAAAGCAGCAGCATCTACTGTTACTAAACGTAGTAAAACACAAGTAGATGTTGAAGATGCAAATAACGTAATAACAGAATCTCAAGTAGCTAAAATGTCAGCTAAAGAGTTTGAAGAAAGAAATGACGAAATTAACATAGCAATACGCTCTGGTAAATTTGTTTATGATATGTCTGGTAATGCCAGATAACTGTTGACAAACAAAAAAACAACAGTATAACTAGGGTATAGGTACAAAAGCCTCGGAAGACTACCTTTTGTACACCCTTAATTTCCAAAAGTCTAAACTAATAAGAACTACCTGTTTAAGTATAGGCCCATTAATATTTGGTTGGCAAACTGAATATACTTGCACCCTAGAAAACAAACAGCCTCTTTTGAGTGTTAGCTTTGTCACAAAGCCAAATATCAGGAGGATTTTAACATGGCTTTTTCATCCGCATCGGGATACGGTAATTTACCTAATGGTAATTTTAGTCCCGTAATTTACTCC